AGGTCGTTATCCCGGAGGTTGACAGCTACACCTACGGCGTTATGTGTACTGGCGCAGGCACCAAGCCCGCCGCAAAGGCCCTTACCGCCGAAAGCATTTACAGCGATATTCTGGCAGCGTCTGCCGCGCTGGATGATGCAGAGGTTCCGGAAACTGACCGCGTGCTAATCGTGACCCCTGCCACCTATCAGCTTATGAAGCAGAGCGAGAGCATCGTTCTCAACTGTGACGTGGGCGAGGAGATGCGCCAGAAAGGCGTTATTGCGAACATTGACGGCATGAACGTGCAGAAAGTGCCTGCAAACCGTCTGCCCGCCAAGTTTGGCTTTATGGTTGCCCATCCCTCTGCCACCGTTGCCCCGACCAAGCTGGAAGACTTTAACGTCCACAACGACACTATCTACAGCAGCGGCGCGGTTGTGACTGGCCGCATCTGCTATGATGCTTTTGTTCTGGACAACAAGAAAAAGGGCATCTATTATCAGGCAACGACCTAAAAGACTTCCACAGCGGCGCGGGCTACGGCTTGCGCCGTTCTTTTGTATGAGGTGATTATATGACCCCTAAAAAAGAAAAAGCCCTTGCAGCGCTTCTCACGTCCCCCACAGTAAAGGCGGCAGCACAAGAAACAGGCGTGGGAAGCCGCACAATGCGGCTCTATCTGAAAGACCCAGAATTTTTGGCAGAATACAAAAGGCGCTGTTCCTCACTGCTGGAGGATGCCACGAACAAAGCAAAAGCAGCCCTGCCGCCTGCTATTGAGCGCCTTTCCTCTATTGTTATGGATGATGCGCAGCCGACACAGTATCAGATTGCGGCGTGCCGTGCATTGTGCGAATACAGCTTGAGGATGACCGAAGTTGTAGACTACGAACAGCGCTTGCAGGCGCTTGAAGATGAAATGAGGCGGTAATATGAAGGTATTGAACAAAGCAAGGCTGGATGCGCTGGAACGGGCATTGAAAAGCAAAGATGGCGTCCTTGTGGTTGAACAGGTCGAGGGCGGTTATGAATTGCCCAGCGGGGAGATCGTGAACGACCTTGCACCGCTGCATAAACGCTATGCTGTCGTTATTGTGGACGACGTGGAATACCGCCTTGCCCACCCGGAAGAATGGACGGACTTTGAGCGTTTTTGTCAGGAAAAAAACAGACGATTAAACCCGCAAATGTACCAATAAACAAAAAGACACGCCACGGCTCTTACAGGGCTTGCGCGGCGTGTCGAAATATGGTATTGTAAATATGCCGCTTCGGCGGCAAGGCGCTGCACAACACGGCAGGCGGTTGGCCACACTTCCCGAGAGGGGGTGAAGCCAATGCGTATTACGATTCATGTCGGCATCTTCACGGTGACGATTATCGTCAAAAAACGCAAGAACCGCCACCCTGCACGGTGACGGTTCTTAGATGAACCTATAATCCAAAAGGGCTAACCGCTTGTCGCAGCGCCTTTTCTATGTTTATTATAGCAATCATGCGCTGACCTGTCAAGCAAATATAGTGCGCGTTTTTTTAAGAGGTAAAGAATATGGTTTTGTTTACAATAGATGATGTGAAAGAATCTGATATTCTTGAAATGCAAGATACGCTACGAGAAATTAAGATAAACCATTCTTACGATACTAGAATAGGAGGTATCCCGCCCGATTGGGGGCACAAAGAGCTAAACACATATCTCGAACAAGAGATTGCCCGGGATTGTTTTGACACTCTAAAGGCTCTCAACCGTCTCCCCGATGATGTACCATGGATTCAAGATGAGCTGAAACGTGAAAATACAGTTTGA